GTTATAAGTAATACAACGATGACTAAAATCAATACAATATGGAGCATATAATTAGTATTTAGAAAGAAAAACCACAATCTAATCTATACATATGGCTGGCGGATTATTAAACTTGGTAGCCGAAGGGGCCAATAACACAATTATTCAAGGCGGCGATAGTCAAAAAACACTGTTTAAAGCAACCTATAAAAAAATCACCAATTTTGGATTACAAAAATTTCGCATTGATTACGACGGACAAAAAGACCTGCGCACGAACGAACAATCCACTTTTACATTTAAAATGCCACGATATGCCGAGCTACTGATGGACACATACGTCGTATTGACATTGCCCCATATTTGGAGTCCCATTTATCATCCCTGTGAGCAAACAAATAATAAATGGACATCATACGATTATCGATGGATAAATAATATTGGAACTCACATTATCAAAGAAATAGAGATTCGGTGTGGCAACTTCACATTGCAAAAGTATTCTGGCGATTATTTGGCAGCAATGGTTGAACGTGATTTTGATGAATCAAAGAAAAAACTGTTTTACAAAATGAGCGGAAACGACGACGAACTTTATGACCCGGCTAATGCATTTGGTCGGGCAAACTGTTATCCATCCGCATATTTTACCGGTAATACAACTTTAGGAGCAGAGCCATCTATTCGCGGAAGAAAGCTTTATATTCCCATCAATGCATGGTTTACTTTGGACAGTAAATGCGCATTTCCCATGACGTCGCTTCAATATAACGAACTTACTATTAGTGTAACACTTCGCCCAATTGAAGAGCTATTTCAGGTGCGTGACGTGTTTGACGAAGTCAATAGTTATCCATATGTTCGCCCCGATTTTACTCAAGACCGATTTCAAATGTATCGCTTTTTACAAACGCCACCTGCTGTAGTTATTGATAGAGCCAATTATCCAAACACATCGAGCACTTGGAATGCTGACATTCATATTATGGCCACTTATTGTTTTTTGTCGCGCGAAGAAACCCTGGCATTTACAAGAGAAAATCAAGTGTATTTGGTAAAAGATATTATTGAATACAATTACGAAAATGTTACTGGAACTAAAAAAATCAAGGTGGAAACATCTGGAATGGTCAGTAGTTGGATGTGGTATTTACAACGCAATGATGTGTATATGCGCAACGAATGGTCAAATTATAGTAACTGGCCTTATCGCACTATACCTGGTGATATTATTAATGCCCCGGTTGTTGGCGTAGACCCGTCAGTAACATACGAAAATGATATTACAAGACCTATTGGCCCGTTCATTAATCCAGATGGTAAAAACACTGGTTACTTTATTAGCGGGGACTTTAACGTGGAAAACCGCAAAGAGATTCTGGAAACCATGGGCATATTATTTAATGGTGAATACAGAGAAAACTTACTTACGCGGGAAGTATTTGATTATGTGGAAAAATATACGCGAACTAAAGGCAATGCAACTTCCGGTATTTATTGCTATAACTTTTGTTTAAACTCTGATTTCCGCGAATATCAACCGTCGGGTGCTATCAATATGTCCAAGTTTAAATCGGTAGAACTAGAGATTAGCACATTTGTTCCATTATTTGACTTGCAAAACTACAATTATCAAATTGTATGTAATGAAGATGGGGAAGTAATTGCCACCAATTCACCTACATGGCGCTTGTATGAGTATAATTACAACTTGAAGCTGTTTGAAGAACGCTACAATGTATTATCATTTGTGGGTGGATATTGTGGGTTGTTGTATGCCAAATAAAGGGAACTACGGTTCAAGCACGCAGTGCGTGCTCCCTACGGGAGGCCCTTTAAATCCCTCCTTAAGGGAAGTGGCAAGGAGAAACCGTAGGTTTCTTCTATAGAAGGAAGGGGGTTATAGGGCGTAAGCGCGAAGCGCGGAGAAACGTAGTTTCCCCTATTATAGTATAATATTATGACAACTGTATGGAATAAAACTAAAGTTGAAGCATTTAGTGATGCCAATACAAAGGTTTTATCAAAGTCTAATGCAGTTCCACCATTAGTTGAAAGAACCGAAGGTTTTACAACCGAAGAAGTTGACATTGACAATATTAAAGATTTTGGAACACCAGAGGATGCGCCCGACTTAGATGTTGGCAAACCTGTTGCAAATGAAAAAGATGACGTTAATAACGCGAACGAAGATATAAGCAACATAAAAGACGTTGTTATACTGTTTCTCACAGTATTACTCTCAATGCACGTAGCATTTGTATGGTATTTTAATATAACCCAGGGTCTCGGGGAAGCCACGTTTCATTTAAAGCTAGATTTTTTGAACGCGTTTTCATTAATAACCGGGTATTTATACAACATAATAAAATTCATTGATGTAACGCTAATTGAACGGCTCTCAACTTATGCAAAATATATGATTGATAATACCTTTTTAAAAGACCGTTTTTTGTTTATTATATTGCTTGGCGTTAGCACATTAATAGTAAAATACTTATTGGACTTCATTCTTGTATTAGTGGAACAAATCAATGCTAAAAAGTTTAATCTCAAAAAACTGCCTGGTCCAATTTCATTGTTTTCGCTGTTGTATTTCGGATTTGTTGCTTATGGATTATTTGATACATTTAAAGAAGGTGGCCCAGTAGCTAATTTTATTGCTCTCAATCCAATACTATCAATGATTGGATTAATTATATTAGCAGCCATATTATATGTGCCAACCATAAGTGTGTTGCCGTTTTTCTTATTTGTGTACATTGCATATTATTCAATCATTGGCGCAACACCCCATCCAGATTCGCTATATAATAAAGTATCAAGCATGGGATTTTACAATGCTCTCATCTCTGTTATGAACGTAAAGCATGTGATGTTTGAAATGCACGAAGATAGCCCCATGAAAAACGCGGTTGAGTCCGTGCTTCGCACATTGTTCAAATACTTACCGTATATAATTGTTGTTTCCGGTTTAATACCTGCACTTATAAAATCTCTTGACATTCATACGGCGTCTATTAAATATTCGTTTATTGGTATAATTGTGGCTACCATGGCCGGGATAATTGGTTCCCTTATAATTCCATACTTATAGTAAAAATTAAAGCTTAAAGGGTATCCAAATTCAATAATATACCAATGGTTCGCGCAAAATCACACGTTCCCGTAATTCACAAAAAATTTTACCCTTTTGTGAGTGTATGCACCCCCACATTTAATCGTCGCCCCTTTTTTCCCACGGCATTTGAGTGTTTCAAAAACCAAGATTATCCCAAAGACCGAATGGAATGGATTATTGTTGACGATGGAACTGACCGCATCAAAGACCTAGTTCAAGCCTCTGGTATTAGTCAAATAAAATACTTTGAACTGCCAAACAAGGTTTCTCTTGGTGAAAAACGCAACTACATGCATTCTAAAGCCAAAGGTTCTATTATTGTTTACATGGACGACGACGACTATTACCCTCCCGACCGTGTATCGCACGCGGTTGAAATGCTAATGTCCAATAAACAGGCTCTCTGCGCTGGTTCCAGTGAAATATATATTTATTTTAAAGGCATTCCCAATAACAAAGGAACACTTGGAAAGATGGTGCAATTTGGACCTTATGGGCCGAATCACGCTACTGCGGGCACATTTGCATTTAAAGCCGAATTGCTCAAACAAACGCGATACAATGATTCGGCAGCCGTGGCTGAAGAACGGGCGTTTTTAAAAGATTATACAGTTCCATTTGTGCAATTAGACCCTATGAAAACCATTCTCTGTTTTTCTCACGAACAAAACACATTTGATAAACGCAAGCTGTTGCAAAACCCGCATCCCGACTATGTAAAAGAATCCACCAAATCGGTGGATGATTTCATCAAGCTACCCAATGAAGCCAAAATTAAAAAGTTTTTCATGGAAGACGTCGATAAACTGCTGGAAAATTATGCTCCTGGAAATCCTCAAATGAAACCTGACGTGCTTAAACAAATTGCTGAAATAGAGGCAAACAGAGATAAAATGATTCGCGAGGAAATGGCCAAACAACAAGGATCTCAGCAAATTATGTTAAATCAACCGGGTAAAGAGCCGGTGCCTTTATCGGCGCAACAAGTAATAGACTTGCTCAGCAAACAAGGCCAACAAATACAAATGTACGAACAACGCATCAAAGAGCTTGAAAATGTCATTGTTAATTTACAAGGGAACCAAGGTTCCCTCCGGCACCCTCCTTCTATAACTGTTCCAGCATTTGGTCAAAGGGAAACCTTGCAAGCAGTGGAACCGTCGGTTCTTCCAAATGGATTCCAACATGTTTCATCTAATCCTGTTGCTAATACGTCAAAATCAGAGCCACTCATAACTTTAAATTCTCTTGATCCAACACTTATGTAATCCAACACTTATAATAAAAACCTTGTATTTTATTATAATTTAAGGGAAGGTTTAAAAGGAAACCGTAGGTTTCCTTTATATTTCGTCATCGTCATCTTCTGGTACACTTATAATATCTTTTTTAACATTGCAGTCTAAAAAACGATAAATTCTTTTTATATCTAACTTAGTTATATCATAATTATCAAAATACGCCTCAATACTATTCAATGCATTTGTGTCATTGGCAATATCAATATTTTTATTTTTGTAATAGAGCCGTAGTTCTTGAAAAAATGCAAACACATCCTTTTTATCCATATCCAATTTTTGACACATATCATATATAAATTCAGTATTGTTGTATTCTGTTGAATATTTTGTTAGCACTTTTGTGAATCGGACATTAGCAAGCTCTGCTCCACCTGGACGATGTTCATGAAATAATTTATTATTGTAAAACGTTTTAATTAAGCTACTCATTTCATTAAAGTGCCATATTTGATTTTGAAATGTAATGCGGTCAATGTAATCCGAAAAGCATATATTGTTTAAAAATTGCAAGTAAA